CTCCGTGCAGACCGAGGAATACTTCACCAAGTACACCTTCCTGCCCAGCCCGGACGGTGGAATCTACGACATGGGATTCGGTGTTCTGTTGGGACCGCTCAATGAATCTGCCAATAGCCTGATCAACCAACTCGTTGATAGTGGCACAATGTCTAACACGGCCGGAGGCTTCCTTGGACGCGGAGCGAAAATACGTGGTGGTGTTTATACTTTCGCTCCTTTCTCTTGGAATCGAGTGGATAGCAGTGGTGATGATCTTCGTAAGTCAATTTTCCCCCTCCCAGTAAGGGACCCCAGTCCGATTTTGTTTCAACTGTTAAGCTTCATCGTCAACTACACCAACCGTATTAGCGGTGCAACCGACACAATGGTCGGCGAAAACCCTGGCCAAAACACCCCAGCCCAAACCACTCAGACAATGGTCGAGATGGGAATGAAGATCTACAATGCGATCTTCAAACGGGTGTGGCGAAGCATGAAGGAAGAGTTCCGGAAGTTGTACATTCTGAACGCCTACAACATGCCAGCAACGGGCACCAGCTTCGGCAAGGATGACCAAACGATTTCCAGGCAGGACTATCTGGGCGATCCCACGAAGGTGGTGCCTGCCGCCGACCCGAACATCACCAGCGAGAGCCAGGGCCTCCAACAAGCCCTCATGTTGAAGCAAATGTCCACCACCACTCCGGGTTACAACCTAGAAGAGGTTGAGCGTCGGGTGCTGAAACGTATGAAAGTGGACGACATTGACACCATTTTCCCAGGTCCAGGCAAACCGGGTGCTACGCCACCGTCACCAGACCCGAAGATGGCCATTGCTCAGATGAAATTGCAGTCTGATCAAGCCAGTTTGCAGCTCCAACACCAGCAATTTATGCTGAAACTGCAGGACGAAATGCGCCTGACGACCGCCCAGATCGCGGAACTTGAGGCGAAGGCCGAAATGGAGCTGGAAAAGGCTAACGGACAGCAGGCAGGACAGCAACTTGCGGCCTTCGATGCGTACCTCGGCCTATTGAAACTCCACAAAGATACCCTTGCCAAGCATGTGCAAATGGCACTGGACCACCAAAACGCTGAATTGGACAGACAACATGAGCAACAACTCGCAACAATCGCAGCCAACGCAACCAATAGCGGAAACGGTCAGTCTGGAGCAGTGGGAAGCATGGCGAGCCGACCCAGCAACGGTAGCACTAATGGCATGGGCACGGCAGCAGCGTGAGGACACTAAGACAACATGGGAAAACGGCGGCCTCACTGAGGACGACCACTTCAAAACTGCAATGAACAACAGTGCGGCTATTGGGGCTTGTCGCATTTTGGCTGAAATCCAAGCCCTCGAATACGAAACTATCGTGGAGAGTCAGAAAGATGGACGGGAGTCAGTTGCAAAAGGACCAGAACGTGGGTACTGAGAACAAAAGTGGCTTGGTTCCGTTAGGTCATGCTGTTCTGGTACGTCCATACGAGCCAGAAGTACGTGCAGGCGTGATTCATATACCAGATAACGTGAGGATGAACATGCAGGCACTAGACCAACGGGCAGAAGTCATTGCCATTGGCCCTCTGGCATGGAAAGACGAACAGGCGCGGGCAAAACCTGGCGATAAGGTGCTTGTAACCAAGTTTGCTGGCTTCGTGGCGGGAGAAACCCTCACCCAAGACCAGCAAACCTATCGTCTGGTGCAAGATCGAGACATTTTCTGTAGGATTGATTGGAGAGAGTAACATGAGCGCTGAGACAGATGATCAAGTGGGCAACATTTCCGAAGTGGAATCGGAGGCCCGCTCCTTGGGTTGGGTTCCTCAGGATGAATTTCGTGACAAAGACAAGTGGGTTGACGCAGAAACCTTCGTCAAACGCGGTCACGAAGTTATGCCGATCCTTCGGAAGAACAATGAAACTCTCATCCGGGACATGGCAGCGTTGCGACTTCAAGTCAACAAGCTGACCCAGGAACTGAATGGGGCAAGGGAAGACCTGACCACCTATCAGGAGTTCCATCAAGAGGAACTTACTCGTCGTGTGGCAGAGACCCGTGCGGAAGTGCTACGTCAACTGCAATTGGCTCACGACGAAAACGACACCAAAAGTGTTGTGAAACTGACCGACCAATTGACTCAGTTGACGGCCGCCGAGAAGGAAACTGAGAGCGCGGTGAACGGCAAGGAAGTTGTGGACAACAAGGTGGACGAACCTGCCCTTGATCCATCCTTCCTGGCCTGGCAACAAGCCAACCCCTTGTTCGATCGTGATCCAGTGTTCACCTTCAAGGCTATGGGAATTGCCGCTGAAATGCGTGCAGAGGGAATTACCACCTCGGGCAAGGAATGGTTCGACGAAGTGGATCGCCGCCTCAAAGGCGATGCTCCCAAGCGGGCGACCAAAACGGAAGGTTCCCGAGGCGGTGCCTCCAACGGCTCGTCCAACCGGGAAGCTAGCTACGACGCCCTCCCCGCGGAAGCCAAGGCCGCCTGTGACAAGTTTGCCCAGAAGTTCGTTGGACCCAACCGAACCTGGAAGACCGTTGCAGAGTATCGCAAACACTACGCCGATGTGTACGCTCGGTCCAACTAATCAGTAACAACGGAGAACAGTAATGAGTCAGCGTGCCGCAAACCCTGCAGATGCAGACAACATGCCGAGAGTTGATGAAAGAACTCGTCGGCCCTTCACTCACCCAGTTGGCAGTTTGTCCGTCCCCGAGATTCCAGGTTACCATCTTCACTGGTTCAGGGGCGATGCACAAAGGATACAACGGGCATTTGAAGCAGGCTACGAGTTTGTTGACCCAAACGAAGTACACGTCAACGAAAAGCGTCTTGGTGCTGACACAGCAGAGGACGGCAACACAGACATGGGCACACGAATCAGCGTGAGTGCAGGTGGAGACATGGGCCAAGACGGTCAACCTGTCCGCTTGTACCTCATGAAAACCAGACAAGAATGGTGGGAAAAGGACCAGGCAGCATTGACAGCTCCGGGAAGCAGACTCGAAGGTGTGCGTCAGTCCCTTGCCAGTGGTATGCTGGGTGCAGAAAAGCAATCCAGTGAGGACAAGGCACAAGTGTACGTTGACCCCAAGAGAACCAAGCTCCCGGATTTCCTACGCAAGAAGGCTTAACGGAGAATTAAGATGGCGAATGCTAACAGGCCCTCTGGTTTCTCACCCGTGCGCTATCTTAATGGTGCACCGTGGAACCAAGCGGCCAATTTGTACTCCATTGACGCAAGTTACAACACGGCGCTGTATATTGGCGACCCAGTGATCAGTGGGGGTAGTGCAGACGTAAACGGAGTGCCGAATATTGTACTCGGTGCGACGACAGGCGCCCTTCGGGGAGTGATCGTAGGGCTGGGTACGGCGGAAGGGCTGATTGCCAACCCGCTGAACTTGAACCAGATCTACCGACCGGCGAGCGACCCAGCAGTGTGGTATGCACTGGTAGTGGATGACCCGAACGTGATCTTCGAGGTCCAGGAAGAGTCGAACGGCACCCAACTGGCTGCCACGGAAGTGGGACTGAATACGATCTCCAAGTCCGGCACCGGCAACGGTTATCTGTCCGGTTGGATGATCCCGAGTGCCACTGGCGCAACTCCCAACACGACCGCAACCCTGCAGCTGCGACTGCTTGGCTTGAATCGCTACCCAGCGGGTCGCAACGTGTTTGGTGCCTATGCCAAGTGGCTTGTCCAGATAAACGTTCACGAACTGGGCCATGGTACCGGCGCAGCTGGCGTGTAAAGGAGACTAATCATGCCCGCAGGCGCTATCAACACTGGCTCGCATCCAAAACTGCTCTGGCCCGGTGTCTATGACACATGGGGTCAGGAGTATGCCGAACACTCGGATGAGTACGTTGATCTGTACGAGATCGACACTTCTGAGAAGGCATACGAAGAACTGGTGCAAATCACCCCGTTTGGCTTGGCTCCGGTCAAACCACAGGGTACACCAGTGGCCTACGACAGTGAAGTGCAGGGACCCGTTTCCAGGGCCACTCACGTTGCATATGCCCTCGGGTATATTGTAACGTACGAGGAACTCGAAGACAACCTGTACGAGATTGTCGCTACTCGCAGAGCGAAGGGTAATGCCTTCAGTATGCGTCAAACCGTGGAGAATGTGGCCGCCTTTCCGTTCAACAGCGCCTTTGCCACGACGTACCAGACGACCGCTGATGGAGCGGCTTGGATTAGTACTGCCCACGTCAACACGACGGGTGGGAACTACTCCAATGCTCTGTCACCAGCGGCTGACCTGAGCGAGGCGGCAATCGAAGACCTGACCATTCAGATCATGCAAACAGCGAACGATCGGGGCAACCTGATCAGCATCATGCCTCGCTGCCTGCTGATCTCGGTCAACGAGTGGTACAATGCCAACCGGATTCTGAAGTCTGTCCTGCAATCCAACACTGCAAACAACAACATCAACGTGTTGAAGGCGACGAACGTCTTTCCGGACGGCATCAAGATGAATCACTACTTCACCAACGCTCACCCGTGGTTCATCCGTACTAACTGTCCAGACGGCCTGATGTTCTTCTGGCGCACGAAACCGTTCTTCAGCCAAGACAATGACTTCGACACCAAGAATGCCAAGGCTGCGTCGTACATGCGCTTCTCGTTCATTCTGAACGA